TGTTGAACAATGATTCTTCAAGGAGTTCATATGACCAGCAAGAAGCTGAAAGTTGAGAACTGGCCAATCGACAAGCTGATTCCTTATGCCAGAAATCCACGCAAGAATGATCAAGCGGTTGAACAGGTGGCAGCGGCCATCAGGGAGTTTGGCTTTCGAGTGCCGATTGTCGCCAAGTCCGATGGCTTGCTGGTGGACGGTCACCTCCGATTGAAAGCTGCACAGAAACTTGGATTGAAGGAAGTGCCAGTCGTTCTGGCTGATGACCTGTCAGACGCGCAAATCAAAGCATTCAGAATCTCGGTGAATCGCATGGCTGAACTTGCTGAGTGGGATAATGAACTGCTGGCTCTGGAGTTTGCCGAACTCAAAGACCTTGGCTTTGATACCAGCTTGACTGGATTTGATGAATTGCAACTTTCAACTATCTTGAAAGAACCAAACTTTGAACCAGGGACTGAAGATGACCAAGGAAAACTTGATGAAAAAACCAAACAACAATGCCCAAACTGCGGACATGAGTTCTAAAGCTGTTCTTAAAATAGATTGGGCAACTTACGAAGCTGCAAAATATGCTTGTGAAAATTGGCATTATTCAAAGTGTGTGCCTCAAGGTGCTCTGATAAAAATTGGAGCATGGGAAAATGGAAAATTCATCGGCGTGATTATTTTTGGTCGAGGAGCAACAAACGAATTAGGCTCGCCATACGGATTGAAAAACACGCAGGTATGCGAACTTGTCAGAATTTCTTTGACGAAACATCAAACAACCGTCTCAAGAATAATGGCGATAGCAATAAAAATGTTGAAGAAAAAAGACCCCGGATTGCGTTTGATAGTTTCTTTTGCTGACTCAAACGAAGGGCATCATGGCGGGATATATCAAGCTACAAACTGGATATATTCTGGCAGATCGCCGGATTGTAAATTCCCAGTAATAAATGGTAAAACTGTACACCCAAGAGTTTTGTCTCACATGATATCGGATGGGAGAATAAAGGATAGAAAACAAGTTCCGACGGTAATGAAAAGAGGCAAACATAGATATCTAATGCCACTTGACGATGAAATGAGAAAAAAAGTACAGTGTCTTGCGAAACCATATCCTAAACGCGCATCAAGCAAAGAAATCGTTGCGCCTTGTGACCAACAAGGAGAGAGCGGTGTGAATCCGACTGATGCGCTCCAAATTCCACCAGAAAAACAATGAAATAACGGGCATTTGTCTTTTCAATGGCATTGTTGTAAACACGAACCAGCTTTCAAAAAGAAAAATCCCGACTGGCCGCAAACCATCGGGAATGGAACAAACCAGATGTGATGGTCGGTTCAAGGTGAACATAGTTCACTCTTGCCTCCATTGCAATATCAAGCAAGGAGGCTTTCGTGTCAGAAGAATTCGATTCCGAACTAGAAACCGGATTTACAATGATGCCGAACGTGGTCTGGGATATTGGCCTGTCTGGCAACGAGATGATCGTGCTTCTTAGGATTATCTATCGAGCTGGCTTGCGAGGTCAGTGCTTTGAATCCAGAGTCAGCATAGCTAAGGCTTGCGATATTCATGAGCGAACTGTCGGAACAATTTTTGCGGAACTAGAAAGCCTAAATATCGTGCAAATCATAAGGCGGCGAGCTGAGAACAAGCCGAATCTCATTCGCGTCCGACATCCTGCCGCTTGGATAAGCAAATGTAAAAAAACTGCAACGAAGGAGCAACCTCAGGATCTCAGATCCGGAGGGCTTAGGATCTCAGATCCGGAGCCTCCGGATGTCAGATCCTATGGAACTATATTCCCTGAACTAAACTCCATTGAACAAGATTCCTTTCTTAATACGGTTGCAACGGCTGAAGCCGCTGCGCCTCAGAAGGCCATTGAGCCAGAAGTCTTGATTGATGAGCCAAAAGCCAAAGCTCAGAAGTCAGCAGGTTCGCTTATCTTTGAAGCATATCGAGAAGCCTATCTCAGACGGTACAACGTGGAGCCGCTGAGAAACTCCAAGACCAATGGTATTTGCAGCCAGATTTCCAAACAATTACCGCTTGATGAAGCCATTGCCTTGATGCACTTCTTCCTTCAGCAGAACGTCGCTTTCTACATCCAGCGCGGCCATGCCATTCAGCTTGCCTTAGGCGACCTTCAAGCCTTGCGAACAAATATGTTGAACAACCAAGCAATGTCTTCTAGGCAGGCCCAACTTGCTGACAAGCAGCAGGCACAGAAAAACGCTTTGCAGAACTATCTGGAGAATAGGGAAAAGTATGCTCTCAAGTAAAACCATTACTTTTATCGTTGGAGCCTTTGCGGCCAATGGCATCGAGCTGAATGAAGGAGCGATGGCAGTCATCGAAGCCGCCTTGGAAGACCAAGACGAGGAGCTTGTCAGGAACGCAACCACCAATGCCTTGAAAAAAGGCGAACGCATGAGCCTGGCCGCCATCAACAAAGAGCTGGCCGAACTAAAAGGCGAAAGAGTCTCAAAGAAAGACGCTGCTGCATTGGCTGAGAGAGCCTTTGCCTTGCTTCGGTATCCACAGCGAACAGGCCAGAGCGCGGCTCAAAACCACGATCCAGAGGCATACGCTCTGCTGACCTCAATCGGCTCTTGGTGGGATGTTCACAATCGTTCCGAGTTCGACCTCAAAGGCTTGAAGCAAGACCTCAAGGAACTGGCACCAAAGGTTATCAAAGAACGCCAGCAAGCCGCCTTGACTGCCTCGACTGATGAAAGACTCAAGCTCGCGCCTGAAACGCAGCCACGGCCTTCTTTGGAAGTCTTTGTGCCCGATCCAGATATTGCTCGGAAAATAGAAGAAATGACGAAAGCTAATCTTGCAAAGCTGAAGGCAAAGCGATGAACCACGATAAACTTGAACGCAAGAACCTCATCTTCCACCTCGAAGGCCAGCTCAAGAAAGGCTATCCGAGGCAAGTCATGAATCAACAGCTCATCAAGGAAGTCTCTGAGAAGACCATGATGAGTCGAGCCTGGCTTATCAAAATGGAAGTGCCAGTCGATATGGCTGGAGATTGCAGCCAAGCCATGACTTGGGTTCAGTCGAGAATCCATAACTTCATCGGTGCTGGCTTCTACCACCTCGGAACCGAGGCAGCCATCAAGGAAGTCTCAATTGATGGAAAGAAGCAGGAAGTGCCTTTCTGGTTCATTCATGTTGTTCATCCGGAATACAAAGACCCAAGAGATTGCGTGGAGAAGTGCGTGGATTACAACCACAAAGAATGGTCAACGTGAGAACTTGCGGCGAGATCTCATATTGATAGGCAGATTGATGTACACTGTTGAAAACAGAGGTCATCAATGGAAATCGAACTGATTCAAAAGATTCTGCCGCTTGATTGTGGAAAGACCGGCAAGCTGGTGCTGCTCATCATGGCCGCACACCTCAGCGAGAAACAATGGTTCGTAAAAGACCTGATGGAAATCATTGGCGGAGATGCCAAGACGGTTCGCTTCGCATTGCGTGAGCTTGTGGACAGAAGGCTTGTGAACCTGGTCGGCAAGACGGAATTGCAAGCCAACATCTTTGAACTCAACGTCAAAGAAGTCCTTAAGTACCAGCTACCATACCTCGACCGAGATACGCGTTTCGCTTTAGAACGTCTTGGGCGTCAAGCTCAACAACACCATCTTCCTCGCAGCACTCGACCAAAGCCTTGAGAAACAGCTTCACGAGCTTGCTTGCCAAGCCAGGTGAGACTTCAATCTTGCAGTTCTCTGTCACGTCATTGCGAAACAGACAAACCACATGATTGAAGCTCATCTGCTCATCCAGCATCACGGAATAGAACTGGCCTTCAACCAACGAAAGCTCGTACTCGTTCATGCGCTCGATGATGTACTGGTAAACATCGCAAAGCGTGTTTTCTTCAGCCAGTCGAAGGATTTCTTGTCGTTCACTGAAAGACAATTTCAGTTCTTTGATGTCTTGCGTTCGGCCAATCAGAGCATTCACTCAGCAGACTCCACAGCATTGTCGAGCTTGAACAACATCAACGCAGCAACGGCTTTCAAAGGATTTACCTTGTCCTTCAAGGCGTCCTCGAAATACTTCACGTCCTCTTTGGCTTTCTTGTAGTTCTCGTTGCCTTGCACTTCACGTTTCGCACGTTCTGTTTCAACAAGCGCTTCAGCCAGACGGTTTTCCATCTCTTCGCGTGACAAATTGCAAAGGTCTTGGACGTGTTCAATATCCAATTCCTTTGAGATTTGAGCTGCGAGTTTCTCAGGAATGCCTTGTTCTTCAATCAGAAACGAACGCGATGACCACAGTTCATCTTGCATGTTTGTGCCTCCATGTTATTTGACTAGCCGCTTCGTATAGCAGAAGATTGCCTAAGATGAAAGCATGGAAGGCACAATGAAACTGACCAACGCACAACACGAAGAAGCACTCCGAGCCATACGCAATGGCGCTTCTGTGCATCAGATTGCGGCAAAGTACAAACTCAGCATTGATGAATCAAACGAACTGATTGCAGTCGTTGCAAGAGAAACACGCGAAGGTGCAAGCAGTCATCGCATCATGCTCCGCGCTTTGTTGCGTGAGCAAGCACCGCTGGCGTTGAAGACGTTGGTTGACCTTTGCCAGCCGAACTTGAACGTCGAGAATCAAATGGACTTGCAGGTACTGAACCTGCGACTCAAGGCTGCTGAGAAAATTCTTGGCTATGCAAGCCGCATGATGATTGAAGATGTCGTGACTGGCATGGTGGAAGCTGGTAAGGAAGAACAGATGCAAGAAACGCTGTTCGACTTTGAATCGGTTGTCAATCCAGATGGTGGCACGACTCTTGTCGCGCAACCTAAACTCAAGTTGGTTGAGAATTGAGATGCAGCTTACACTTCCGAAGCCGTATTCATCGTGGCAAAAGCATCTTATCAATGAAAAAACGCGATTAATTTGCCTGGCACTAGGGACAAAGGTCGGTAAGACTTTAGGCGGAGCTGGTCGCATTGCGAACTTCAGTTTCCAAGCTCCACGCGAACAAGCAGCACTTTATCGAATTGTCGCTCCGACATATCAGCAAGCCAGCATCACTTACAAATATCTTGACCGATTGTTTCCACAGGTGCTTCCGCCTCAAGCTGGATTGACTCCTGAGCAATACAAAGCAGCGCAGCATCAATGGTCACAACTCACGCCAGAGCGCAGCGAATCGCGCATGAGAATGAAGTGGAATCACAACGGTGCAATCATTCAGTGCGTTCATGCTCAAGATCCAGAACGTAGCATTGAAGGTGAGCGCACACACGGAAACCTAATTGACGAAGCTGCAAAATGTTCAGCTCAGACATTCGCTTCGGTTATGTCCACAACTTCGCAAACTGGCGGCTGGATTGCTTTGACTTCAACTCCAAGAGGTAAGAACTTTTTCTACGATTTATACCGCCAATGCCAAGAACACATGGCTTGGTCAGAAAAGCACCAAAAACCATATGAAATGTTCTGTGCAACGGCCAGGACGATTGATTCGCCTTATGTTGACAAGCGCGTGGTTGAGCAGGCGAAGCTCTCACTGCCTGACAGGCTGTTCCGCCAGCTTTACCTTGCCGAGTTCCTTGATGACGGTTCGGTCTTTGTCGGGCATCGAGATTGCGTTGAAGGCGATTTGATTGACGTTCACGGCAAGATGCAAGCCTGGCAGGTACCAGATGCCAAGACACGCAAGGTGGTCATCGGAGCCGACTGGGCAAAGAGAACGGACTATGGCGTCTTCATTGCCTTCGAAGTTGGAACCTCAAGACCGCGAGTCGTTGGCTTTCGCCGCTTCCAAGGCTTGGACTACAAGGTCGCCATTCGAGAGCTGTACCAGTTCACCGAGCAGTTCAACGAAGTCCTGCTGATTCGCCATGACCGCACTGGTATTGGTGACGTCATCAACGATATGCTCTCAAACTTCAGTTGTCCGATTGATCCGATCGTGTTCACCAACGAAAGCAAGTCATCAATGGTTGATGCCTATATGGTGGCCATTGAGACACGGAACCTCGTTCTGCCGAACTGGCTTGACCTCATCAAAGAGCATGACAACTACGACGTGAAGATGAGCGTCCTTGGAAAGCCAACCTATTCGGCACCGCCTGGATTGCATGACGACATCGTGACCGCCTGCTTCTTGGCTTGGTCAGCCGTCCTTGAGACTCAAGACCGTGTATTTGATGTGCGTTTCTTGGAAGACCTGCCAAAAACTGCGCTTTCCGTGGAGTCGTGGTACGCTAACCTCGCCGACGAAAACGATGACTTCTGACGCAATCCATCACCAACCGGAGCAGAGACAAGATGGCCTTGGTCGTGCAGCTTAAAAAAGGCGAAGCACTCAGAGTCGGTGACCAAGTGTTGATCGTAAGCGCAAGCCGTGGTGCTCGCATTGTCCTGGACGCTCCAAAAGATGTGAAGATTGAACGGCTCGGAGTCTTGCACGATGAGGAACAACGAGATGCGGAACGACAAGGAGCGGTCATCGTCAAAAGAGCGAATGAGGCGAAAGCCAAGGAGTGATTATTCGCTTCGCTATATTGATCCCAACGGAATGCCTTCAGATGAGCCTTTCAACTCGGCATGGTCGGTTGAAACCAAGGCATTTCTGACAAGCCAGAACCTAAAGGCTTTGTTCTTCAGCGAGGATTGGGTTTTCATTTGCGTCGATGCTTACGCTCAACCGATTTCGTCATTGCCGTTGCAGGTCATCCGCAAAGGCTCCGAAGATGGACAAGCTGTCGAGAAGCCAGTTCAATTCCATCCAGTGTCTCAGCTTCTTGAGAATCCAAACCAGTTCGTTGATGGCGTGGCTTTGAAATACTCGCTTGCCTGCGACTACGTTCTCGGTGGCAACTCGTTCCTGTACCATGCCAAGCAAAACAAACAGGCATACCACATCAGCTTTGACCGAGTGCAGTACAAGCTCGATGGCAACGGCTTGCCTGAAAGTTACATCGTCTATCCAGACAATGAAGAAATCATTCCAAATGTGACCAAAGGAATCACCATCCAGCTTTCCGAGATGGTTCACGTTCGCAGACCGAACCCAAGCTCACCAATCTGGGGCCTTTCGCCATTCGTTCCAGGTAGACGCTCGGTTCTTTTCAATCGTTACTCTCAAGACTACCTGAACAGCTTCTACCTCAAAGGAGCAACGCCTCAAGGCATCCTTGAGATGGAACAATCAGCCAATGAGCAGTCTGTTCTCCGCTTGCTGCGCTCGTTTGAGTTGGCTCACACTGGCAGACGCAACCAACGCCGCACGATGCTTTTGCCGAAAGGCGTGAAGTGGTCTGCTGCCGACCACAAGATTGCCGACCAGCAAATCGTTGACCTCGTTCGCATGAACCGCGAGACAATTCTCAACACGCTGCACATTCCGAAGCACGTCGTGTCTCTTCAAGAAGCTGGCTCGCTCGGCTCAGAAGAACACAAAATGGCGCTTAAGTATTTCTGGACAGCGGCTTTGCTTCCAACGGCAAATGCTTTGGCTGCCTCTTTGACCAAACACTTCCGTCAAGCCGGAATGCTGGCAATCAATGAAGAGCTGCGCTTTGACACGTCCGAAGTAGCAATCTTGCAAGATGACCTCAAGGCCAATGCTGAGACAGCGAATTTGCTTCTCAAGACGCATACGCTCAACGAAGTTCGTGCTCAGGTCTTTGGTTTGCCTCCACTACCAGAAGGCGACTACACGCCTGGTGTTGCTCAACCGTTGCCAACGCTTGGTTTGACGTCAGCAGAACCAATGCCTCAGCCGGAACTGCCAAAGCTGGAGGTCATCGAAGCAGTTGAACCTCAGCCAGTATCAGAAGAACAGCCGGCGCAAGTTGAGATGCCTCAAACTAAGGAACTTGGCCGCTATGCTTCTCAGGTCAAAGCAAACGAGGACAGCTTGGACGCTTACCTGAAGAAAGAGCTGCCAACAGTGACTGAAGCTGCGTTGGACTTCCTTGCTCTTGAAGCTGAGACAGCGGTCAAAACGCTGCGTTCAAGCAAGGGCATCAAGGCAGACCTTCCATCAGCAAAAGAATACAAAAAGCGTTTGGATAAGGCGCTCAAAAGCCTTCAAAAGCAATACAATGAGAAGTTCAATGAACCGCTTGAAGCCTCGATGAGCCTTGGCTATGACCTCCAAGCGAACATGATATTCGACAAGCCGAGCCGTGACGCTCTGCTCGCTGCCAAGCAAACAGATGCCAAAGGTCGCGCTGCTGCCTTGGAAGCTCGCAACATCGAAACCTTCAAGAACGTCAGCAAGACAACCACCGACCGCGTGATGAAGATTGTCCAAAAAGGAATCGAAGATGGTATTTCAGTCGATGACGTGGCAAAGCTGATTGTCGAGGACTCAATCAAGATTGGTGCAAGCCGCGCTCAGACGATTGCCAGAACGGAAACGCTCACAGCCGTTTCACTTGGACAGGCATCAATGATGGAGCTTGCTGCAAAGGCGATTCCTGGCCTCAAAAAGAGCTGGATTTCATCTCAAGACGAAGACGTCCGTGAGTCGCACAAAGCGGTGAATGGTGAGATTCGGGATAGTGACGAAAAATTCAGCAATGGTTTAATGTATCCAAGAGATCCGGATGCCGAACCAGGCGAGTCAATCAACTGCCGATGCGTCCTAGTGACTCTGGCACCGGAAGACCTTGAAGATTATCGTGCTGAACTCGAAGCACTGAAGGAGAATGCAGAATGATTAAGTCAATGAAGGAAGCCAAGTTCAAAGCACTTGGCCAAAAGGCAGCAGACAACGCGGTGGTTATCGAAGGCTACGCCAATCGATTCCTGAGCGATGCTTACAATGAGCGCATGGATCCATTGAGCGTCAAACTCGAACGCTACAAGCAGAACCCAATTCTTCTTTTCAATCACGACATGAACTATCCTGTTGGCAAGGTCATTTCCGTGGAGCCTCGTGAAGACGGCTTGTTTGTCAAAGCTGCCGTCAGTCATGCCGACCACGAAAAGGTTGCCTATGTGCGCGAGCTGGTTGCCGATGGTACGCTCTGCACTTTCTCTGTGCGTTTTGCTGGCGAGCAAGTGGTCGAAGACCCAGAAGTCGCTGGTGGTAAGCTCATCAAAAACTGGGAATTGCAGGAGGTATCAATCGTGTCCATTCCAGCGCAACCGGATTCCACATTCTCATTGGCAAACGCCAAGTCACTCGGCGAAGCTCGTCAGATGGTTCTTAAGGCCAAAGGCGCGATGGTCGCTCAAGTGGCTGCTGAACACATTGCGAAGCTCGAAGAGGCTGGCGAAAAGAAAGACGAACTGCTTGAGAAGATTGCTGAGCAGTCTGGCAGTGAGCCTGGACAGCTTGCCGAAGTTCTCGCAGGCAACGTGACTCCAGTTCCAGAGCCTGTGCTGTCGGCACTTGCTTCGGTTCTTGGTATCGACTCCAACATGCTTGCGGAACACAACGCTCACGACGTTGAAGCTCAGAAGAAGATGGAAGCTGAGAAGTCTGAAGAGAAGATGGACGAAAAGCCAGAAGAAATGAAGGAAGAAGCGAAAGCGGATTACGCTCCTTTGTCTCAGGCTGTGCAAGAATGCGTCTCTGAGAAGATTCCTACACTTATCAAAGAAGGCAAACCTCAAGAACAAGCTGTGGCGATTGCAATCTCGATGTGTTCAAAAGAAAAAGGTTGCTCAGACTTCCAACCAAGCCGTGAGATGATGGTCAAGTGGCTTGATGATTGCGACAAAGTGAAGCAAGCTGAACAGGAAGGCACACCTCAAGAATCGGTCGCTGTACCGAACAAGGAACCAGAAGGCATGAATGATAACGCGCTTTTGATGTTGATGAAGTCTCAGCTTGAGATGCTCGGTGCGATTTCCGTCAAGCTCGACAAACTGGCTGAAGTATTCATGGCCGCACAAAAAAAGCCAGAAGTCGAAGTTGAAGTTGAGGAGCCGGAAGCGGAAATGCCACCAGAGGCAACCGAGCAAATGAAGGCTATCCTTGACCGTTACGAGGCCAAGCTGAAAGGCTTGCTCGCTTGAAAATTCTGTCCGTGTGATACACTGTTACTCGGAGCCTCATGAAGAGGCGTTTAACTTTGCGGCAGTCAGCCGCTTTTGGAGGAATGTATGTCGAATCTTGAAAAACGGCTGGCTGAGTTTGAAAGCAAAGTTCAGTCTGCTGTCGGTGAAATCGAAAAGGCCAAGTCGGCTGGTATCGTTGGTGGAGCTACCAGCTTCAGCAACCAAAGCAATAGCGACGAGCAAAGACTTCTCGCTTCTTTTGGCTGCTCAAACGTCAAGCAGTTGCTCGAAGTAAACGTCGCTCATCCTCGCTTTGCACACGTCAACGACAATCTGAAGTCTGCTGTTATGCAGCTCAAGAAAGACATGGACATCGCTCGCATGTCGGCTCAGATTTTCGGTGGACAACCTCAAGACCGTGGCGACGAAGACCGCGCTGCTCACGTCAAAGGCGTTCTTGAAACTCCTTTCGCTCGCATGGTTGACCTCAAGGCTCGCTTGAAGAGCTTCTCTTCTACAGTTGCTAGCGACGGCGATGAGTGGGTTCCTACAGCTATCTCGGCTTCCTACATCGAAGAGTATGAACTTGAGAAGAAACTGGCTGCTGCATTCCGCGAAATCCCAATGAGCAGCAATCCATTCGAATTGCCTGTTCAATACGGCGTGACCAAAGCTCGCTTGATTGGCGAAGGCGCTGCTGCAACTGACGCAAACTTCGGAACCGAGAAGATTCAGTTCTCCGCTCCTAAGTTGGTTGAATACTACCTGTTGCCTGAAGAACTGAACGAAGACTCTGCTCCTGCAATCCTTGAGCTGGCTCGTCAGGACGTTCTCTCTGCTCAGTTGCGCGCTGTTGAAGACGCAATCATCAACGGTGACACGACTGGAACACATATGGACAGCGACACAACCGCTGCAAGCTCCAACCGTAAGGCTTGGAAAGGCCTTCGTAAGCTCGCTTTGGCTGCTTCTTCGACTGTTTCTTTCTCCGGCGCTGGCGTGACTAAGACTGGCTTGGACGCAATGCGTAAGTTGATGGGCAAGTACGGCACGAATCCAAAGGAACTCGCTTGGGTTGTCGGACCTTCGGCATACGCTCAGCTCCTGAACATCGACGAAGTTGCTACTGTTGAGAAGTTTGGCCCACAGGCTACTATCCTCAGCGGTGCTCTCGCTGTGTTCCGCGGTATCCCAATCGTTGTTTCTGAGTTCATCCGTGAAGACGTGAACGCTTCTGGCGTGTACGACGGATCCGTTGTGAACCGCACTGTGTTGCACCTTGCAAACGTCCGTCGTTTCTACCTCGGTCGTCGTCGTCCAATCCGCGTCAAGGTTCAGCAAGATGCTCGTGCAGAGTATGATCGTTGGCAGCTCGTTTCTTATCAGCGCGTGGACTTCAAAGGCCACAAGCAAGCTGGTGAGACATATGCTGGCGGTGAGACATCTGCTGAACGTTCATCTGTTCTTGGAATCAACATCCTCGCTTGATGACCTCAAGCAAGGTATGATGAGAGCAGCTTAACCGCTGCTCTTTTTTTTGCCTTAAAATACTGAGGTTCAGATATGGCTGTGGTCAATCTGCCGCTTGTTCAAATCAAAGAGTTTGAAACAAGAGAGCTGTTTCAATTGCGTGAGGTGTCTCCAGGCACCTATCACATTCCTTTGCAGATTGAAGGCAACTCAATTCTGTCGAGCTTGCTCGTCACTCACGTTTCGCCAGATGCCTCAATCCATGTGAATTACTTTCAAACAACAACAGGCGATGAGAACGAAGAACGCACACCTCTGATAGGCCATAGCCCAAAAACAAGCGGCTCTCAGGCAGCCGACACGATTATCGTGGCTCGCGTTCACTTGAAACCTGTCTGCGAGGTCGTCATCAGTGGTGGCAATGTGACATTCGGCCTTATGGTCACGATGGTTTCAGCTTTTGCCTCGGATATTGAAAGCTCGCTGTTCAAAGATGGATACATGGTTGTGGGAACCGAGCGCGGTATTCCGCTCATGACCATTGACGACAACACTGGACAGATGAAGTTCATGCGCTCCAAAGAAGGCCAGCTCATCATGCGTGAGTCTTCTGAAGGAACGCCTCTTCATTTGACTCACTCAGACCGCTTGCTACCATTCCAGCGCAAGGTCTGTCTTGCACATCAGCTTTTCGACAAGGCTATGAAGTTCAGCCGCTTCAGCGTTGTCTCGGCAAGCGACTATCGAGTGACGGTACAGGTCAACGGCTCGCTCGCTTTGAGCGCCAGAACGTCCAAGTATCAACCAACGACTGAGCTAAACTTGGAGCCTTACAAGGTCGCGCCAACTGGTTCTCTGGTTACCATTGAGGCACATCGTTTTTCTGAAGAAGATGACGGTACATTCGATGTGTACTTGCGAGGCTATGAGTTCATCAACGAAGACGAGGAAACTATGAGCAGCTTGACGAAGGTCGTTTACAACAAGAGCGGTGCGCTCATTTTGCCGTTTAAGGCGGTGGCTTGGGAAGATGACAACTCGGTCAATCTGGCTGACGCTGACGGCCTTGGATTGGACGATTTCGCTGGTGTCACTCAAGACGGCATCGCGCACCTCGGCTATGGCATCATTCACAAGATTGGCGAAGTACCAAACGCACTCATTGGTCTTGGTGCCATCGCTGGACAGCCTGTCTTCCTTGGCAGTGTTCCAGGCCAGTTGACTCTTACGCCTCCAACAAGCGGCACAATCTTCCGCATCGGTCGTGCAGAGCCACCAAGTGGAGCGCACACTGGCGAAGCAACCTCGTTGTTCATCGATCCACAAATCATCTCAGAGGCATGAAATGAGTGATTCACAACGTAAAATATTCATCGATGGAATACCGATGGAATCAGTAAAAGATGACCAAAAATTGGTAACCTTCTTTGAAGAATTTGATGATACTATTTACCAATCTGCAAACAGGAAGTTTGAGCAGTTGTGCGAAAAGTACGACAAGAAGGCGACGTTGACTATTCTTGTCAAATTTGAGGAGTCGTGAATATGGCCACGCAGAATTTTCAGTTGATTCATTGGGATGGCACGAAGCAAAAACGTGTTGAATCCCAGACCATGGAACTCAAGCTCGGCAAGTTGGCCATTGGCTCGCTTGCTGACATCCGCGAAGTGTCTGGCAAGCTCGACGTTGCTGGAATTGCTCTGACAAACCTTGGTGCTCCATCGGTTGATTCTGATGCTGCTACAAAAAAGTTTGTTGATGATTCGATTGCTGCAATCAGCTCCGGTTCATTGGCTGCCTTGGAAGCAGATGTTGACCAACTTCAAACCGATTTAGCTCAAGAGATTCTTGATCGCGCTTCTGGCGATGCAAGTACATTGTCTTCCGCTCAAGCATATGCCGATCAAAAGGTTGCTGATTTAGTAAACTCAGCTCCAGCGGTCTTGGACACTCTGAAAGAGCTTTCCGATGCACTTGGTGGAGATGCAAACTTTGCCACTACAATCACAAACTCCATCTCCGCTGTTCAAGCTGAAGTTGACGCAGTTGAACTTGCTTTGACTTCTGAAACTACTGCTCGTCAAGGTGCTGATAGCGCACTGGATACTCGCCTCACCGCTGTTGAATCTTTCAAAGATTCTCAGATTTTGTTCGTTAGCAAGTCTGGTAGCGATGTTACTGGTACAGGTGGACAACACAAGCCGTTTGCTTCGATTGGAGCAGCTCTTGCTGCAATCACGGACGCATCTCCGACCAAGCGTTACCTCATCAAAGTTCTTGCTGGTGCATATACAGAAAGCGCAATCGCACTGAAAGCCAACGTCTTTATTTGCGGTGACCAAAAAGAAGCGGTTCGTATTAGTGCATCGAGTTTTGCGCTTGCATCTGACTTCAGTGGAAGCGGTGACCATCGCTCTGGAATTTCCAAAGTCATTCTTGCAGCAGGAAACTGCAACTTCGATTGGTCTGCTGTTACCTCAGCGGCAGGAAAATTGTACTTCAGCGAAGTTTCTATCAATGGCAGCGTCACGCTGACTGGACACAACAACGCAACTGCTCAAGCGTATTTTGATTCTTGCTTACTCTATAGTTCTTTGACAATCAGCGGAATCAATGTTGGTGTATTCAACAACAACATTTGCTTCGGAAACGTCAACCTTAACCAACATCCGAACGGCGGAATGGCTACCATTCTTGCTGCGACTGGTGGACAGGTTAGCGGAACCGTCACGCTCACAACAACCGTAAGCGATTTCAATCGTCGATGCGCGCTGTTCGCGAAGAACTTCTATATGGAATACGTCACTATCAACGGTGCGTCTTCTTATGCAGACATGAACGAAGGCTCGTTGCCTCGCTCACATGACCGCATTCTTTCTCAGAACGGCGGAAACATTGTTTACATAACATCGAGCGCACCTCACGCAGCAAATGTGAGAAACCTCGGTGAAGCTGGCAAGCAATATAGCTATGTGTTTGGTTATGTTCACGCTTCCAGTGACAGTGATTTGTATTTGATTTCGATGGGCGCAGATTACAATCCTTCAAATACTGGCCGCTCTATATTCTTGGAAGCAGACAGTTATGGTCTTGCTTCAAATGTGAACGGCGGAGACATCAATCTCATCACTGCCGCAACATCTGGCACAGGTGTACGCGGTAAGTTGAAACTTGATGGACGTGTCATTGATGTTTCAGCGAAAAAGATTGTTGACCTTGCCTCTGGTACAGATTCAACTGACGCAGTGAACAAAGCACAACTTGATGTTGTCTCTGGCGCTGTTTCAACCGAGCAATCAAGAGCAGAAGCTGCTGAAGCCGCTTTGGACGTTCGCCTTGATGTTCTCGAAGGTTCTGGCGCTGGTTCCGTTGCCAAGGCTCAGCTTGATGCTCAAGCCTATGCTGACGCTGCTGTGTTGGTCGAGAAAAATCGCGCTGAGGCTGCTGAATCTGCGCTCCAAGGCGAAGTCGATGCTGCTGAAGCCAGCATTGCACAGGAAATCCTTGACCGCGCCGCTGCCGTTTCTGCTGAACAAGTTCGCGCTGAAGCTGCTGAACTTGCACTGCAAGGTGAAGTAGACGCAGTTGAGTCTGCTCTCGCTCAGGAACTGCTCGACAGAGCCGCTGCTGATACAGCTCTCCAAGGCAGCATCGACACCGTTGCTGGTGGCTTGGCACAAGAGCTTCTCGACCGCGCTGCTGCTGACACAGCATTGCAAGGCGAAATTGATGCGGTTGAAGCTGACCTCGCTCAAGAGCTTTTGGACAGAGCCGCAGCCGTTGCAGCGGTTCAAGCAGAAGTGGATGCCGAAGAAGTTCGTGCGGCTGCTGCTGAGTTGGCGCTTCAAGGCGAGATCGACGCAGAGGAAACTCGTGCATTGGCTGCTGAAGCTGCAATTCAGGCTGAAGTTGACGCTGAAGAACTCGCTCGTGCAGCAGCAGATACTGCTTTGCAAGGCGAAATCGACGCTCTCGAAGTGGTCGTTTCTGAACTCAATCTCATCAGCAAAACTGCCGACGCTGCAATCTCTGCCGGAAAGGTTTGCTTTATCAAGTCCAATGGCAACATCGACTTGGCTGACGCTGACTTGGATATGAGCGATAATGCCTTGGTCATCGCTGCTGCAAGCATTGCTTCCGGCGCTTCTGGCAAGGTTGTCATCAAGGAAGGCGCGATTGTTGGAGGCTTCTCTGGGCTTGTTCCAGGCAAGAAATGCTTTGTCTCCAAGACCGCTGGTGAAGTGGTTCAGTCTTTGGCTGGCTTCGCATCAGGCAACTCGGTGTATTGTGTTGGACGTGCTATCTCTGCAACAGAGATTGCTTTCCAACCAGTCTTTGAGTTTGAATACTGATTGACCTGGCGAGGTGGAGAAATCTGCCTCGCCTTTTATCAAAGGATTGAACAATGACTCAGCGACT